TTGAATTCTGGATTACCAAACTCAAACAACTTTTGATCGTTTGGTTCAGTCTTTTTAGGTGACGAGAAGATTACAAGGACCAGAACAGTTAAGGCAATTGAAACAAAGACAGGAAACGAAAATACAAAATACCAAAACAAACGATCTTTTTTCATTTTTTTCTCCATCATATTAATGTGGGTGGTAACACCACCCACACATCAGTATAGTTAAACGCCGTCAACTTTACTCATCAATTGATTTAGAAATTCAAATTCATCACTTTCATCAGTCGTGGAAGCAAATGGACTTGGCGAATCATCCTCATCTTCTTCAGTAAAGACAGGCGCTACAGGTTTATTTGGTATGACAGCATTTTCTGGCGCTCTCTTACCATCAGAACCGGTCACTCTCAAGAATCTTGCTTCAAGTTCCTCATAGGTCTTGAATTGATCTGGAGCAACGATAGCTTGTAAACTATGACATCTAGACCATAATTCATCATAGTCTGAATCTGAACCATTGTCAATAACTTCCGAAGGTTCATCCCATTCACAAGTATCAAAATTAGCATAACCAGAAACCTTTCTTATGTCAAGAACAAAGTTTCTGCCACTCCAAAAGTCAAATGGATCTGTTGGCTTTTTTGGCTTTAATCCAGTTTGTGGTGGTAAGATTAGTGAGCTAACCTTCTCGAATATCTTAATGCCGTACTTGAATAAGAACACTTGACCATTGTTCTCAGGCTTCGCAGGATCGTTTATCACTAGAACATTTGACACATAATGCAGTCTTCGCTTGCGTTCTCTCACCGTGCGTCTTTCTGGAGAATTATCATCAGAAGTGGCATTCCACAACTTTCCATTTGATTCAGCCACCGGGTCTTTTGCGCCCAAGGTAGTTAAAGATCTTTCGATATACCAGCCGCCTGGACCTTTAAATGCGTGATCCCAATACTTAACGAATGGAGCATTTTCACCCTTTGGTGCTGGCAGAAATCGAATAATCGCTGAACCATTTCCAGCCTTATCTAGCGTTGCCTTCCAATACTTATTATCTTCAGTTGAATTATCTTTGCCTTTAGAAAGATCTTCTAATTGCTTCTGCAAAGATTCTAAATTAGATTTATGACTTGATCTGAGATCAGATATTGATTTTGCCATTTTATTATTCCCTTTTATTATTATTAAACTTATCCACAGAACACATATTAATGATGACATCTTTATACATTGATTGCTTTTTGATGTCAACAAATTTTTCGTACTTTGTCCAGATTTTTAAAGATTCACACAAAACTATATCATCATAGTATTTTGACCAAATTTGAAAAATATTCAAAAGTTTGTGTAGAATTATTAAGGTTTCTAATTTAATCTCGCCTTTTCTGGTCATTCTATACACCACGGGCAATTCTTCCGAGTTTGGTGATAGCATACTATTGAAATCGCCAGTCTGTATTATGTTATGCATGTCATTCTTAAAGTTGTATGACAATGCAGACAGATCTTTTATCTTATTATGATAATTTTCTTCACTACCGCTTTCAAGTAAATTGTTTAGCCATATGTTTGGATTTTTTATTAGATTTGATATGCATAACCATTTGTACGATTCTATATCATATCTTTTCATTAATGCAAAACAGGTCAACTCATTATTTTTCATGTAAGTCTTAGAGATCTTACAATTGCCAGAATATTTAAAATAATCGTACTTCGTGGTGAAATGTTTCTGTAAAGCTCTAAACATTACATAATAATTTTCAACTTTGCTCATCAGAATAATTTTTTTGAATTCTTTTTTGTTTTGGTTCTAATTAGATTTAATTGAATGGCTTCTTGTTTTAATGAGAAGCTAATGTTTGGTGTGATTAGTTTTTTGATCACGGTATGATCGACATCATATTCATTGGTAAATTCCATAATAGCCTCAAGATATGTCAAGCCGGTTTGAACCTTAGCTTCGACCATCATCGAAAACTTCTCTGGCGTTAATATTTTAACTTGATTTGTGGCCGTATCTAAACACTCCATTTGCTTTTTTCTCGCCATCAGAATTTGTCCATAGTCAAATATTATACTAAACCGTATCGAGAAAAAAGTCAAATAAAATGTTCATTATTTTTTAAATATGTTACTTTTTGAACATATTTTTTGCTACCGTCTTATAATGCTCTTTGATCTTTGCTACGATCTTTTCGGCCATAACCTTCTTGAAAGATTCTTCGGCTTTTACGGCATCATTATTTTTGACGGACTTTAATAATTCTTTTAGTGCATCTTTACTCGACATGTTTAGCTTCCTATAAATTGAGCATTTATGTTGTGGTATATATATTCAATCTTTTTATGTAAATCATCCACACTCGAATCATTATTTATAATGTGATTCCATTCGCCGAAATCGGATAAAGCCAATTCGGATTCATTTTGTGCTCCAGGTAGCGGCGCATCATCTAGTTCTGGTCTATCTATTCTTATAGTAACTATTCTTGCATTACAATCTTCAAGTGACTTTTTGGTGTAATAATATTCGTTTGGATATCTAAAATCTGTTATTACAACTTTATTGAGCCCTGAATTTTTGACTTCTTCACAAACCTGTCTAACCCAAATATGTGGATCTCTATTTCTTTGCTCTCTGCCAAAATCTTGCAATATTTGTCTAGGCGTAAGATTGTATCTTGTATCAACCACGGATTTAAGTTCTGTGCTCAACTGTTCCCAAGACATATTGTACAATTTGCCAACGTGGTGTCTAAGCGCATCGGCAAATGCAAATCTCTTAAATCCGTGCTTCTCTATCAAATGTAATGCAGCAGTATCTTTGCCACGATACATTCTGTGACCAAACATAATCACCAACATAATAAACTCCAATATGATAAATGACAGGTGATTATAATACACCTAGTCGCATTTTTGCAAGTAAATATTTCTTTACAAAGCCTGATCTTACGATATCATCTATTGTAAATTTTACACAACCAAACTCTTCCATATCATGTACAATAGATATCAGTTCATTAATACCAGTTTCCATCTTTTTATGCATTTGCAAATCATTTTGTGCAGTGTCACCACATAATATCAATCTTGTGTTTTTACCAACTCGTGTCAACAGACAATCTATTTCATGAAATGTACAGTTTTGTGCTTCATCTAATATTATGATTGCATCGTCTATGTTTAAACCTCTTATGTAAGAAGTTGACATAAACTCATAATATCCCTTTGTTTTCAGTATATCGTAGGTGTCGGCTCTTAGTGTCATGTGTTTAAAAATATCTCTATATGGCATTTCATACAGAGCCATTTTTTCTGCTAATGAACCAGGAAGAAATCCCTGATCTCTAGTAGTAACGGCACTTCTGACGATATAAATTTTGTTCACGGTTCCAGCTTTTAATTCTTTTAGTGCAAAATAAATTGCCAAAAAAGTTTTACCGGACCCTGCGGCACCAAATAATAACAAATTTTTATCATTTGACCAATGTTCAAATGCTAATTTTTGATTTTCTGTTATTGGCTCTATGAACTTTAAATCGTACATGCGCCTCAATAATTTTTTTTGTCGTCTTCTCTTATCTTCTATTTTAATTGATCTATCTTCAATTTCAGCATTTTCAATATTTTCAAATTCAGATAAATCAATATCTTCTAGGTTGTACTTTAGGTAGTTATTATCGTTTTTCATTTATACTTGAATGTTTGCCTTTGGACCTAGCCTCTTCTTCATTTCCTGCATTCTTTCAGTAAATGCTCCATGAGGCTTTTTTACACCGATACGAATTGGATCTGCTATTAGTGGCGAACCCACGATAAGCAGTATTGATTGTTCTGTGTTACATTGAGGGCAAGGAGACAAAGTAGGTAGATTGCGGTCATCGATTTTTAAAACCTCCTCGAAAGTGTGTAGGCATTGTTGACATTGATAATCGTATGTTGGCATACAATGTATCTCCATTTATTTATTAAAATTCGAGACTTTCATTTCAACTTTTTTTCTTAATAGTATTAAATACTATTCTTGTAAACTTAATTTAACTATAACACACTATTGATTTCTAATCAAGTGTAGTTGTTGTTTATATAAATTTATTTGTTCTTGTGAAGTCGTATAATACTTAGGTTCGCAAAGATTCCATACTAAACCTTTATGATTATGCTTTAATAATTGAGGGTCAAGTTTATGTTGAAAATAATGTTGCAATTCATGTCTATACACCTTTGCTATATCATAATTTTCCACAAGAAATATTGTTTCGGTTTCAGGATGATATAATCCTACTATGGATAAGAAGCCCATATTACCGATTCTTATCGGACTAAAATTCATGTAATTTTCTTCACTGAAGAATACATCAGGTGAGCCATGTGGAAGCACAAAACATCTAGGTGGTGTTGAAACACTATCCGGTAATGTTTTGTTGTATTCCGATACAAATGCTAAATTTGAACAAGATTTGGCCTTATCAAATTGCTGCATTTCATTTATGTACTCAGCACATGGTCTAACTTCCGACCATCTAGTTTTACTGAAAATTTCGTGTATGACAGGATTTCTTTTTATAGCGTCTGTTGCAACTCCAGAATTGGGCAATGGTTCGCTTAAATCAATGAACAGTGAAAAGCAGTAAAACGTAAAATGAAAGGTCAGCAAAAACAAAGACAAATGAAAAACAAATTTAGAAACCGACCTTAGAATATTTTTCTTCGACATAAAATCCTAAAAAAAGGTATCAGGAAAAACTGATTGTAATTCCTTTTTCGTTAAACCCAAGTCAAGATTTTTGTCTTTTACACTGACTAATATTGTTGCATCTCTAGTATTCAATTTGCCCGAAATTTTTAAAAAATTCATTTCTCTTTTAACTTTGGTCATGTGAGTATTAGCAGACAAAAAATTCTTGTACTCTTTATATATAGTCGAAAGATTGGCAGGCGCCTCTTCATGTGGCCACGACTTTATGGAACCTTCTGGTACACCTTCGGCCAAATCGTGCTTAACAATCGGATTTGCATCAAATTGAAGCCTCAGTAATGTTCTTAATGCAAGTGTATCATGTTCTTTGAGAAGTTTCTTTTTGTCTGCCTTTTTGATTTCTTTCCTTACCGCATCTATCACATCACCCACAGTTCTTATTTTAGAAGTCATTGATATCCTCCAATAACAAATTTAATTGATTCTCGACAAAATATGGAAATAATTTATTCCTACTAGGTATTATGTAT